TTGTCATGGTTTTTACTTTGAACCCTTTGATCACACCACTTGCTTTAATTGGACCGGAGCGCGCTTGAATTTGAGAAAACGACAATGGATCCGAAGTAAAGTATTCTCCTTTTTGTTCATCATAGTAAGAAAGAACCACAGATTGGAGACCATTTGACTTTAATTGCTTGACTTCATCTTTTGTAAATCCTTTGAACGGTGGTTGAATGAAAATAATTGCCGATGTTAAATCTTCTGTAGCTTGTGCAAGTTGTGTAAAGGTGTATCCTGTTTCAAAAGGTGCAATATAAACATTTCGATTGCAAGGAATAGAATCAATACTATCGTGAAAAGCTGGTGTTCCTGTTAGACAAGAAAGAGAACATGTATTACCGTATTTGAAATTACTTGGAACAAAACAACCTGTAAAATATCCATTCACTGTTCCAGGCACGGCTTTTGTTTGCATTGGAAATTTATCTTGAATTTCTTTGAATAAAAGATTATATCCGTCTGTTCCATATAAACTTGAAATGTTATGTGAAACGGCTGTGAAATCATCAAGAAAGGCTTCTGAAAGTTGTTTGATCGGAACATCTTTTACTTTGGTTAAACGTGATAATTGATCACGTAAATTCTTTACATTAATTGAAGGTATTTTTTCTTCATCCATTTTTAACTCTGGAAAAAAATAATTCTATAATCAAAATAATAAGAATGATACTTACTCCGAAAAAAACTAATAAAAAGAAATCAAAAATACCCGTTGACGAAACAATTTCACCATCCAAATTTAGAGAAGGAATTTCCAAAACCAAAGCTTCTTATCTCGGAGAAAAGATGATTCGATCCAGAGACGTTTATGATAGCAATTTTCCTATATTTACAACTCAGAGAAAAAGAGTCTTAAATTTTGCTGTTGAAAATGAGATTCCTTCTAAATTTGTCATTCCTATTTTTGATCGACCCAACGGACATTCCCCTTCTGATCTTTCTTCGGATCTGATGTCGATAGATGATTTTATTCGAGAGAACATGAATCAAGTGTCTTATTATGATTTAGTCCAAATGATTAGAAAGCATCAAAACAAGATTTTGGAAACTGAAGCACTCTATCAAATTTATAAAGTTTTGAAAGAGGATAATTTATTAACAGATGAGTTTTTCATGGAGGCATCCAAGGTTTCGTCAACTTATGCTGACGAGGAATCTTTTGAGAATGAATACAAGGATTTCGAAGAAAACATGGTTCCTTATTTACTGAAAATTGATCAAAGAGATTTTGAAATGTTGGATAACTATTTCAATAATCTAGAGGATCAACCTCCTGTATTGACATCAGACATGACAATTACAAAGAAAACAATAGAATTTGATGTTCAACTCAAAGAATCAAATGAAACATTACTTAATATTGCACCGGATCTTTTCGCCAGAATTCAAACTACCTATGAGATTCCTTTTGTGAAATACAATGATGCTGGAAGTTCAAAATACAAAACATTTGCTGGAAATACGTTTGAGACGAGACCTCCATTCAAACTATTTGAAAATAGATTTTCAAAATTTGAAGATAAAAATATGATTTACATGATTCTTCTTGGAGATCCAGAAAATAATATTCAAGAATATACAAAAAAATCATATATCTCTGCATCTCTTCATTTAACGAAAAATATTCTGAGTTTCAAGTATTTCGTTTTGGAAAATCGATCAGAAGAAGAAATCATTAAATCGATTGAAAATACTTTTCCAGAATTTATTTTGAAAAATAGAAGAGAAAAAAATTATGGTGCTGAATTTAATGTCTATGACACCAACATTGGAGAAGACTTTCATGCATTTCTTGACATCTTGATCAGAGAACAATTTATTGAAGAGTTGCCAGTGAAATTTTTCAGTTCTGTTTTATTTGTAGATGAATCTGAAAAACCAGTTTCAGAAAAGAAAAAGCTCAAAATTTACTATGACACAAATATCGGATTCGAGGAAAGACAAAAATCAGAAGAATTAAGTCGAATCGCTTCTCTAGGGTTCTACATGACCCAATACGAATCCGGAGTCAATGACACACAAAAATCAAAAGGAAGATATACCATCAGCAGTTTTGATCCCGATACAGACCCCAAAAAAATGATCCTCGGGCTTAAAGATACCATAACAAAATCACTTTTTTTGGATTTGAAAACACCCTATATCACAGTCACGATTTCCAAAGCAGTCAATCGATTTGTATTATTTCAATTTATGAATGTTTTTTCAAGATTAATCAATATTTACAATGAACTCAAAGAAAATATCGACGAGGATTATAAAAAATTAATACCTAATATCGATGCAGACGATTTAGGATTGATCATCCGACCTAAAAAATCTGTCGATAAGGATAGATTCGGAAAAATCAACTTGTCAACCATTTCACCTGAAATCTTTACCAAAAGCTACTCTCGGGATTGCCAATATAAAAATCAACCCATTGTTATTCAGGAGTCTGAGATTGAAGAATGGCAGAAAAAAACAATAAAATATGGAACAAAAAATGTTCCACGTCCAGTAGAAAAGTTGGGAGATTATATCTTTGTCTGTCCAACAGAAGCATTTCCATTCGTAGAATTTAAAAAGAATAAAGATCCCAATCGAACTTTTGACATCTATCCATGTTGCTACAAAAGCGAGCAAAAAGAAATTCGACAAAGAGAAAGCGGTACTTCCTATCGAAGCAAGGATCCAATCAAAACAAATAAACTCATGGCAGAAGGCGGTTTAGCTACACTACCGACATTGATCGAAGAAATGTTAAAAGGAGGTATGGAGAAACCAACTTCTTTTTACAGAATCGGGACTCATATTAGTCCAAGTTCTTTGCTTTCCTGTGTATGTTTGGCAATTGAGGATAAAGCTTATCTGAAGATCAAAAAGCAAGAAGAAAAGGAGAGTTATTTACAAAGTTTGCGGTTAGAAATTGCAAAAAGGGGTAATTTCTTAACTACAAGTTCTGAATTATTTGATGTTTCTGAAAAAGATAGAATAGAAAATTTTAAAAAATTAGATGAATTTCTAGATCCTGCTCTTTATTATCGAGTCTTGGAAGAAATATTCGGACTAAATATTTTTGTATTTACTGGATCTCTTCATAAACCCAACGTCGATCCAGTCTACAATTTAGAAGTCAATCGATTTTCCGGAATTCCCACTCATTCCTATCGATCAGGTTATCCAACTCTTTTGATATATAAACATTGGGGAGCGGAAACAGATCATCTCGACTATCCTCAATGTGAGATCATTGTAAGCGAAAACGACAATCGAGCTACTTTATTTTCGTCGGATATGGCAAAATATTTACTCAAAGGATATTTCATTGCTTCTGAGGTTTACGGAAAGCTTTATTTACCTGAACAAAGAGTATTTCAAAATTATTCTTCTTTAACAATATATGAAATATTACAATCCAATTTTTTACAGGTATTCTCTAATCCTAATTCTCCTATCAAGGCAATCGGACAAATTATTGACGACAAAGGAAAATTGTGCGCACTTCAACTAGAAACACCCAAGGGTAAAATGACACTAGGTGTTCCACCCCTTCCACCTCAAAATCTTCCTTTGATCACTGAAATCCAAGAACCAAAAATATCTGATGTTGTCAAAGTTTTCCGAGATCCCGCTTCAGGCTACTCTTATGAGATGGATCACGTCATATCGGTTTGGTTTCCTCTTCTGAACATGCCATTTGGAATTCAAGTCCCGATCAAATCCATGCCCATTGAATCTATACGTAAAGAATATCGAGGATTATTACCTAGTGTTCCTGAAAATCGATTTATTATGAAACAAGAGCAAAGTGAAATCCAAAGATTGATGAAATTACAAAAAGACGTCAATATGATTATTCAACTCGTTCGATGGTTGTTCCTGATTTCTTTACAAGAAGTAGACCGAACATTAACTTTGGATGAAAAAATGGAAGCTTCTCAATTATTTATTGAAACTTATATTCGAGAAGAACCAAGAAGAGACAAGGATAGTTCAAACATTTACGATTTTAGTCGTCTTCCTCGAAAACTTCCAAGTAAAGATTTAAATTTAGATCAATGTTTAGAAAAGTTATCAGAAGTTGTACCTACATTTACTAATGGAAGAGAAATTTTGATTTCAGGAAAGGTCTTTTACAAAAGAGTCAAAGAATCTTTGGAACATTTTGTTCGATTGAATCTCAACATGCCTATTCCAGAATATTTGGACGGATTTTATGAAAGTGTTTATGATTATCCTAAAATACCCAAAACTTTGTTATTCTTATCCGATATCGACTTCAAACGATGGCTGAAACAAGCAAAAGAAGACCCGACCAGCTCCTATCCTGTTATATATGCTTTGAAACCAAAATTATTAGAGATGTCAAATCCATATTTATATGCAGTAGAAATGACGAAACCGAGTCAAAAGAATCCATTTGGGCAAAATTTAACCATGATGATTCAAAATGCACCTGCGTTGAAAAGTAAAGAAAGTGCGTTAGAGAATGCTTTGCGATGGCAAAAACTCAAAGTCAATCGAAAAGAAATATCCAAGAGAGATCTCTCAGAGTTTACAAATTATAAAGTTTTTACTATTTCTTCTAGTGAAAATTTTGAATTAATCGAAGATGAAAGCGATCCAGTATATAAGAAAGATACCCTATTTATTTTACAATATCCTGGTACGGAATCTTATGCTTCGATTTTACCATTATAAAAATTTGATTTTGCTTAAAAATGAGTGTAGAAATTTTAGAGTTCAAAATCAAAAATCGAAAAGGACAAACAATCGGAAATATTACTGGTGATATTTTCTACAACCGAAAATTAGTTTACGAATGGTTGGAGAGAATAGGGGCGCAAAGAATCAGAATTATGATGGATCAATGTGAACAAGAGGATTTATTAGCTGTAGCTGTTATTCAAAATATTTATGTAGAACCATCCGAAAGAGGAAAAGGATATGGATCCGAAGCATTGGATCAATGGTTGGACGATACTCATGATGTAAAGTTTTATTTATTGGAATTAGATTTGAAAGAAGAAAATGATATCGACATCGAAGAATGGTTCGAGCGATTTGGATTTCATCGAATGGATTCAAGTTTATCTGGAAATCCAGTCATGATCATGAAGTCAAGTTAAATAAGAGTTCAAAAATAAATCTATTTATTATATTTCAATATCAAGAAATATAATAATTTTTAAAAAGAATATGTAGGATTAGAAGTTTTAAAATTGAAAAGGTTGGTTAACAAGTTGGTCGCATTCCGAATAGAATCAATCGAAGCATAGAGTGGAGTAAAATATGATGCAAGTGCCTGGCGAATGATGTAAAGTAAAGTAATATAAATCATAATCATGATCCCAGAAAGTAAAATTACTGTCGCTGTACTCAAGGTATTAGTTAAACCGAGATAAACGATGATCATAAGAGTTGGAATGGCAAGCAATGCACCGATGAGTAAATATAAGGAAACCATGGTATTGTATGTATTTCCGAATTGATTGAGATTTGAATTTACATTGGATAAACTTGTGTAAAGAATCGAGTTCCAAGAAATATCTCTGGCATTTTGAACAAAAGACAAATATTTTAGGGATAGGTCTTTTTCTGCTATGGATAGATTATTGGCAGATGCGTCTCCCATTTTTAATTTAATATTATTTTTGTTTTTGATTATAGAAAGCATAAATGATACAAAGATTCAAATATGCATTTTTCTTTTCAACTGGAAATGATCGTTCCAATAGGAATAAATACTTTCCATATAAAGTTTGATCGAAAGAAGAGGCCAAAGGATGATTTGATTTTTGTAAAGATTTTTTGAGTTTTTTCATTTGAACTTGACATTCGAGTCGATGTTGATTAAATTGAACAGGATGAGGGGGAGGGTCTACGCATTCTTCTGGATGTTGAACTAATTCATCGTAAAGATTAAAAACTTCTTGAATGATGTTTTCGACTTGAGATCTATTGATTTGAGTTTCTTCAATAGAACAATCGTAAATTTTTTGAATTTCTTGGTCCGAATTTACATTTTCTACAGGATTATTTAACCATTTTTCAAGTTCTTGTTCAAAAGTGGGGTTAGACCAATCATAAGTTCGAATCACCCAATCTTTGATAAACTTTTTAGATTGTTGACAGGTATGATAATTTTGGAATCCAATCATATCCCCGAGATTCTTGATATCTTGAATCTTCAAATGTTGAAATGATTCTACTTGTTTTTCTTCTTCTAAATAGAATCGATATAAAGAAAATAAATAATCTTTGGTTGGTTTGAGTTCATAAGGAAATGTTCCAAATTTTTTCTCTGCTTTCTTTTGCAAGGATAAATCTGAAAAATCAGGTTCTTGACTCATTTTATTTTATTTTTTTCTATTTAAATAAAATGAGTTCTAAACTAGAGAGAACACCTCATGATGAATATTTGGAAAAATTTAAGACTATCTTGACCACCAATAAAATTTTAAAAACATTAACTGAATTAGTACAAGATTTGGATGATATTGATTTGGAAGAATTTACTGAGAATCAAAAGCAAGAGATCAAAAATATCGAACAAACCGTTCTTTCTTCCAAGACTCATTCAAAGAAGGTTATGGAATCCATTCGAGAACTCATGGATTATATCAATGATGGATTGAATATTTATTTGGAAGAGAAAGTGAATGGAGAAGAGCAAGTTCCTGAAACTTATTCTGCAGATGAAAGTTTATTTTTCACTTTACCTCCTGAAATTCAAAATCTAATTCTTTCAAATCTCCAGGATCAAGATTTTAGGAGATTCAATTCCGTGTCTAAATATTATCAAAGAGAATTGGCAAAGAATCCTGATAAAAAACCTTCTTATCAAATATTAAATAGAAAATATATTGAGAATAAGAAACAATATGAAGATGCATTAAGAACAGCTGAAAAAAGAAACAAATTTAAAGAATTATTCTTGAGAATTACTTATGGTAAACAAAGCAATTTTGAAGAAATCATATTCCTGAATAAAAGACTAGGAGACATCAAACGAAAATACATTAACAATCCAAATAAATTTACAGGTTTAATCAATAGGATTGAAGAATTTTTAAAATTCCCTATGTATATGTATAACGAGAACGAATCAATGTTTAAGATTCAACATTTGGTGGATAATCAAGAATTTTTGGATCTATTGCATCAATACGAGATGAAGACTCACATGTATAAATATCATTAATATTTATATATTATTTATAAATATTATAAATAATTTAATTTCTTAATTTTCATCAATACTCAAGATAATATCTCCCTTTTCTGATTTTTCAAATTTCATTCGTCGATAGGTCAACAACCGAACATAAACTTGATATTTTTCTTTCGATCCTTCTTTCTCTTCTGTTCCTTCTTCTTCCAAAATGTTTTCTAATTCATCCTTATTCAGCTTTTTCTCATATTTCTTCACTTCTTCTTTGTAAGGATCAGTATCACTCAGTTGAATACTGAAACTCGGTGTATTACTAGGCGGATTAAAAGACATACCAATGTCTGCATCAAAAGTAGAATTATCATATGAAAAACTGTACATATTGTATCCGGTTTCATTTGGTGTTCCGAAACAATGTTTATCGGGTGAATGAAGAGTAAAGAAATCTTGTTCAAAGTTAAATCTTATGGTTTGACCATATTTTAATGAAGCGGAGGAACAAGGATTCCATCCTATCGAATGATCTTTACTTGTAGTGTAATTGGAATACACATTGTAATCTCTGGCAGAGACATTCTCTGCACACCAGAAAATCTTTTTACAAGGAGAGTTGGAAACCAATCGAGTTTCAGCTGTAGAATTCATTGGAAGTTGATTGGGAGGACTACAGTCAATCATTTGATCAATGTAATAGACCTGTTTGGAGAGACAAGAACTTCTCCAATTTCTTTCTTCGTCGGTCAATACAACATAACGTCCGATCAATTCAGGATGAATCAAAGTAGCAGATGTATTTAATCCATTAACCAACTGTTCCAATTTTGGTTTCGATGGATTTCTAAGTTCCTGCCATGTATTGGTCTTGCTAGAATAGATGGAAACTCTTAATAACTTCCAAATATCCAATAAGAATTCACAATTGACATTGGCTTCCTTCACTCCAAATACTTTTAGTGGAATATTTTGTGAAATATCTTTACAAAAATAGAAAGGAATAGGAATATTCAATCGATATCTCGGAAGATGATTGGTCCAATCTTCTAACAAAGGAACACTTCCAATTCTTTCTTTGTAATGTTGTTTACGGTCGTTCGAAACCTCATATTGATACATCAAATCCAAATCCACATGATCAAATTTTTGATACTCTTTTCCATCTAATATCAATCGAGCATTACGCATGATGTTATGTCCAAGATTATGACACCAAGCAACTTTTACAGTATCTTTCAAATCTTCTTTGACTTTGAGCGTTGGAAGTTCCAAACGACAATTGAGATACAAGAGTTCATCATAAGAAACTTTAATCTTATAGGTGGAAGTTTTGTCCGTATGATTCGCTTCGAGCTTTTCGTCTATGGGGACATAAAAAGTGGATTTATTAAATTCTCGATACGAGTTGGAAGTAATTTCATCATCTTTGTTATTTGCATCTGCGTAGTATAGTTCATTTACAAAACTCGTACGGTTTTGAATTTCTATGCGAGCAATGTCCATACTTTTGATTACTTTTTTCTCGTTTAAGATATTTAGATAAATAGGGCCGATATTATTATCTTTTGCATGAACATTGTTGTTGGACTGGGATAGTCGACATGACAGATTGAACATGTTGACCACAACCTGCCCACGTCCATTTTTTACATTTGTCGCAAATTGTTTTGTAGCACATTTTATTTATTAAATATAATTCATATTTATAAAATAATGAATCCTAAACTATCTCTTCGAGAATTTAAATCCGAAATACATAAGATCAAAAATATTGTCCAAGTTATTTTAGAAATAGAAGAAATCGATCCTCTAGAGCCTATCCTCGAATCACTTACTCAAATTTTATCTTCTGATCTTGATCAACTCAATGATCATTTTCAAACTGCAAGGAAGAAGCCAAGAAAATCTCCAAGTAAGAAAAGAAGCACCTTTGATGATCCTATTCAAATTGATCGTTTCTTTGCATCGATCATGAATGAAATGATTGAAAATTTAATCTCCACGAACCATCTTTCGGATTGGAACGAAATGATTACGGGTTCTGAATTGGAATCCAAGATTACGATTAGTTCAAGAAACAATTTGAGAAATCTGATGTATTTGTATGCTTTGGCGAATGGCTTGGTGGATTCATCCAAGAAATCTTTGATCAAATTGGATTCTATTTTTAAGAAACTAGACAAAGGGCTGAAAGAAATCAGTAAAAAAGTTAAAAAGTCTGACCACAAGCTAGCCAAGGATGTATTGGAAAACTTCAAAAATGGATCACCCAATTGGATTCGATTTTCAGATTTACAAATCATTTTGAGCGTGTATACCTACCCAAGGTCATCTGAAAATCCAAAAGTGATTCAAATTTTAAACAATTATAAAGAAAATGGTAAAAATTTAAGAATTCTACTTCAGGAAGAGAAGAAAGCAATTTCAATCGGAAGAAAAAAGTTTAAATAAATCGGGGACTTTTGAAAAATGGAAACATCCCAGCCTATCGGAAAAAAAGATTTCAGAAGAGAAGTGACCAAACTCAAAAAAGATCTCAAGTCTTTGTTCGCACTTTCGAAAAAATTTAATGATAATAAAAGCAAACCTATTTTAGATGATGCAGGACAAACAGTTGTGGATCGAGTCAAATTGAATCAAATGAGAGATGAAATCTTTAATTCTATGGATAATCTTCCTTCTCTTTTTACTAGTCGACGCAAGAAAGTTGCAGGATCTGAAAAACCTGGAGAAAATCTAGTTGGATTTGGTAAACCGACTTTGGTAGATAAAGGATTGATTGAATTCTTCAATTCGAATCTTACGAATGTAAATGGAAAGGTTTTTTCAAAATCTTTTCCAGCTTTGAGTCAACATGGAGTAGGAAGTCGAATTGCTCTTCAAAGTTTGTTGAATTTGGTGATCCGAGTTTCTGGAGCTCGTATTCAACAAGAGAAGAAAAGAGAACAAATTTCAGTGAAACACATGAAAGGGATGGAATCGATGATCAATCGAGCGAATCAAATTTTATCTGCTCGAAAGAAAGAACTGATTCAAATTCGAGATACAATTACATCATCGGATGTTTTGAAGATTTTGAATGCTTTTGTAGCAAGAGAGTCAGATTTGACGGATGAGGATCGAAAATTGTTAGATGACACAAGAGAAGAAGTTCGAAAAGAGAATATTTTAGCAAAGAGATTATTAGAGGAAAATAAACCTCAAACTAGTTCAAAAAATTAAAGGCGGATGGTCAAAAAAATAAGTTAAGTTATAATTTTTTTATAAAGTTATAACCTGATAATTGAAAATAAATGGATATCATTCTTAATAATCTTGATCTACTTAAAGTTTTTACAATTGGATTGATCAAATTAGATCTTAGCAAAACATCTGCTCCCAAAGATCAACTTGTACTCAAAATGATGTATCATATGTATAATGTTTATCAATCGAGCAAATGTGTAATGACCAATCTACTGTTTCCACAATCAAAACAAACATGCGATATGATTTTATTGGAATTGGAAGAAGAGAAGGATGAAGAGATTATTGAATTTCTTTTGAAGTTGAGATCCAAGATTCAAAACGAACCTTTCGATCGTGAGGTTGATGCGATTGATGTTGCAAAAAAGACATTTTTAGAGATTAATCAATTTTGTAAAGAACAAATGAAGAAAGAAGATGAAATAGGAGGAGATCTTTCGTTTGAAGATTTTATTCAATGTTGTTTTTTTGAAAAAGAAATGATTTTGTATCATCTTATAAATTGTAATCAAAGAGAAATTTATTTTCAAAAGAAGAAATTGAAACCAGGATCCCGAAAAAATATCGAAATGATCTATGAATCATTAGAAAAAAAATGTTCACGAGCCTTATATGACAAAATTTCAAAGAAGAAGAAATTGGAACCTGTCTTGTGGCAGATTCGAAAGAGACAAGGTGACGATATTATTTTTGCATGTGGAGATCAAAGAAAAAAGATGGATTTCATTTTGACCCTTCTTCAAAAAATTTATCTTTGATAGAATTTGGATAGCTAATTATTTCTCGAGATGAAAGTCTGTTCTTCAATCTTCCTTTAGAAATTAAAGATAAAATTTTAAGTCGCTCATCGATGATCAATAGATTTAATTCCATCAATTGTAATAAATTTACATTTAACACTTGAAATCAGCCTTATTTTTAAGGTAATTTTATTTTTGAAAATTTTCCACACAAATGTCGATAAAATTGAATTATTTTTACTTAAAGCGAAGGTATACCATTAAAAAACAACAACATGAGCACTAAAGTAGCCACTCAAGCAAAAGCTAAATCCACCACCTCCAAAACTTCTCCTGCATCGACTAAAACAGCTCCAGTAGTTGCTGAACCAGTCAAAACCGCACCTCCCAAAGTTGCAACCCCTAAGCAAGAAGTTGTTGCCACTGTTGCCCCTACCGAAGCCACTGCTACTACCACCGAACCCACTCAAACCTCTCAAAAATATGTTCTCAAGAGCTATTCCAAGAGAATCAAATCTGCTATTGATGACATGACCTTGTTGGTTTATGAAATCGGTAAGGAAGGAAAGATTGCTTTGGATGATGGAACCACTTTGACCAAACGAGATATCAAGGGATTGAAAAAGGGCGTCTACAAATTGTTGGATGACTTGAATGTTGATTTCAAGAACTCCAAGAGAAAGAGATCTGGATCCAACAAGGCTCTCTTGACTCCTTTCTTCATTTCAAGCGAATTGGTCGAATTCTTCTACAATGTCGAACTTGGACCTTCTTATCGATTGGGTACCAATGGAGATTATGAAGTGGATCAAAAGAAACTTCAAACTGTTCTTCCTCCAAAGGGAGATGGTATCTGCATTGTCAATCAAATGATCCTCAATGGTTTATTCTCCATTTACTACCGAACTCACCAACTTCCTTCCAACGGTGGTTGGATTAAGGGAGATGCTGATCTCACCAAACACTTGGGATCTTCCATGAAAGAATTGAACTTGGATCCTGCTCGATTCAAATATTTCGACTTTTCTCGAATTCGAAAACACTTCAAGGTCGACAAGGAAGAATACACTGAAGACTTGAACAAATACTTGGCTAACCCTGAAACTCAAACTTTGTTGGAAAAAGCCACTCGATCTATCCACACCACTGTCGCTTACTTGAAATCCAAGGAAAAGGCTAGAAGAAAAGCTGAATTGGATGCCAAACGAGCTTCTCAACCCCCTAAACCCAAAGCTAACCGAAGAAAACCAGCTCCCACTGAAGGAACTGCTCCCGCTACTACAACCGCATAAATAAATAAATAAAAAATCATATATTTGTTTCTGAAACAAATATATTAAATAAATAAAATGAGTTTATATTCATTTGCAGAAGTATTTCATGGATGTAAACAATCTGCTGATTTTTTCATTCGATATCTTAGAAAACAGAATGATTCTATCATTTATGTCGTTCTAGAAAATTTATCTCCCCTAGATGCTACTATCATACAGAAACTTAGAGAAGAAGGACAATTTGATATCCAAACGTATAGGAAATATCTTGTCGATAAAAGAGGCCTAATGATGACTTATATTCTTAAAAAAATTCATAAATTAAAAAATATTATCATTCTAGGAATAGATGATTCAGACGAAGATCCAACGAAAAGATTTAACAAGATGTATGATAGTCTTATAGATCATTTGAAAAATGGTAAAAATATCTATTATTATGGATTTCATCTTGGTTATGATGGTGAAGGACCGCAAAAGAATATCTTGGATCGAGAGTTGAAACAACAATTTGATATCAAAACTTTTGGCATGTTCTCCCCTCGAATCAAATCCATTTTACTACTAATCGACCAGAACATCCCAAATAGCATAGAAAAAAGATTTAAATTAGAGAACGAAACCTTTTCTGAATACCCAGAAACATATTTTGTTTCAGACATATCTGATCACATACCTTGTTCATTTTTAGAACAAAAATGTAAACCAATCAAAGGATCTTTTATTTTCCAATCCCCTAAGCATGCTTTTTTCCGTCAGTCCGGAATTTGGTTTGCAGTTTATTTACAAGATAAATCAGATTCAATTATGGATTATTATTGTTCTTCAGAAATCTATGACTATTTAGTATATTTACCAAAAGCTGAATATCTAAATTAAAATGAGACATGTAATTTTGTAATTACATATTTCCTTTATTTTATTGTTCCATTCTTCTTTCTGCTCGACAAATGGAACAATAAAATAAATTTTCATTATGGATATATTTTTGAAAGAAAATCAAAAATAAGCATAACGATTAAAGTTTACAACATGCTTGGGTAGATCTTGGACGAATGGATGTAAACTTCAACATGTTTTGGTATTGCACATTCGATAATCGAGTTGCCTCGTAAGTTAAGAATTTTAAGTTGTTTGGGAAGATGACGGATATTTAGGGGATAGTCATCACAATATAGCATGTTGATGATTTCAACGCTTTCCGGAAGATGATCAATAGATTGATGGAACATTCGACCAAAGATGATTTCCTTGAGTTGATTTGGATATTTTTCTATATTATGGTTAAATTGAGATCGAGGAGCAAATTTTATTTTTTCGACAGAATCTGGTAAATGATCTATTTTTTGATTGAATCTTTTTCCAAAAACAATGTGTTTAAGATTAGGTGGATATTCAAAATTCAATTCTTGATTGAAATAATCATCAAAGACTATCTTTTTCAATTGAGTATATCGAGAAATTTTCAAATCTATATGCTCTACAAAAATCGAATAACGAAAACTCGAATAAGTTTTATTTTTCCAATATCGATAGTACTTTTTGAAAAGATAAAACCATCTCTCAAAAAAATTCATTTCATGTTCATAGATATAACCACATCGAATAATGAGGTTCTCAACAAAGTTTGGATTCAAGTAAGGATTTTTATAATCTGATGTGATTCTTCTGTAATATAATCCTATGTTTTTGTAAAGGGTTCGATTACATGTCAGAAAATGGAAAAGATCTTTTTGATTTAAATAGTCAGAAATCTGAGCTATCATATTTGGATAAAGTAATTCCATGTTTATAAATTCAACTTTATGATTAAGTTCTTCACTTCCTCTAATGATTTTATAAAAATAATTTTATAAAATTGAATTAATTCTCTTATAACATATCTTCCTTTTCATTCGTTTGAGATAAAATTCAGATAATTCTAATTTTTTTCAATAAGTTTTATTTTCTTTGAACCAACCATACAATAACAGCAACGATCAATCCTACTACCACCGATGCGAGCAATGTCATCATGGGGTCGGAAACTCCAGTTCGTTTACCGAGTTCGTCCTTCTTTTGAAGATATTCAGGGTTCCAGCTATACAAAACCACATAGGCCAAAATAGCAGAAACAAGGAACCATGTTAACAAACTCATCCATTTTGATCCCTTTTTCTCGGATACTTCTTCTTTGTTAGACAATTGTCTTGGTCTAAGTTTGGTGATGTTGCTCATTTTTATTTTATTTAGAAAAAAAAATAATAAAAAATAATTCTCATTTAATAGTGAGTTGCAATTTGAATGTTCAATCCAAAAAGTCAAACAAAAATCATCTGAACATTTTTCTTAAAACAGTAACGATCTGATAAAATGGAAGAGTCGAATGAATACGACCAATTTAATCAAACTAAACATAAACCACCCTCTTTCAGTAGAAAACCGTTTCAACCCCCTCCAGTAAATCCTTTATCGCCCAGAGATACGACACCTATCATCGTGAATGGAAATACAATATCGAGAGAAGATATCACCCCTATTATCGATCATCAAGTGATGAATGTTGCTGAGGATCAAACTGCGACGGATACGATTGCTACTACAGATATAACGATGGAACAGCAAATCGAGGAAAAAGATCTGCCTCCTAAAATTTTAAATCAAGTTCCTAATCAAGAAAAATCTCCACAACAAGAATATTATATCAATAAATCTCCAACTCCAGAATTTACTAGACAACAACCTCAACCCATGCCTTCTAAAACTACATCTCAAATTATTGAAGAACAAACTTCTGCTATTTTTAAAGATACAGAGATTGAATTTCCAAGAGATAATCCTTCTCAATCTCGTCAGATGGTTTCATCCAATATTCCATTTAAGAATCAGAGAACATCAATCATAGATCATGTCGAGTCTACTGATAATTCTGAATACAGATCACCTGGACCCATTCCTCGTGTGACATCTCCAACAGATCAAATGTCGGCTGAACAAAAACTTCATCGTACGTTGCCTCCGAATATTCTACATCTTCCAAAGAAAGATCCAGATGTTCCAAATAATCCAGAATATTCTGAAGATGTTTTAGCGAGAGCACATGATTGTTATTTGAAATATCAGATTTTACAGAAAAGTTGGCCCGAGTATAAATTTCCCAATTTGGATGAAAAACTCGTTTACTCCAATCCAAAATTTATCATTGATACTTATGATCGCTCCGTCCAGAGAATTCAAATTGACATGGATGTCAATCAATATAAAATAGCTTTGATTATTATGTTTTTGGTAATTGAGGTGGTTTGTGTAAAATTTTTAGGATTAGACGCGGGTGGATATACGTTGAGTCAAATCAAAGCGATGAATCGATATGAAAAACTTTTGATTGAAATAGGAGAAAAAAAATTAATAATGATGGGTGGGAACTGGTCTCCTGAAGTTCGAATCTTATTTATTGGTTTATTTAATTGTGGATTATTCATTTTGATGAAATATTTATCTTCTATCCTTGGGCCAGAATTAGTAGGATATATTTCACCTATAGTAAATGGATTATTTTCAGGAGTATTTGATAGTTCTAAAACTGCATCATTACCTGATGAAGTTCCTCAAAGACAACAAGACATTTCAGGTATGTTGGGAGGATTTGCTACCATGGCGGCAAACGCTCTTGGGGGTCAAAATAACGCTAATGCTACTTCAACAGGAAATAACAATGTTCGAAAGGCATCCCGAAGACCTATTTATCGATCATAAAATTCAATCAATTTATCTTTTATAAAAATAAATTGTTTATTTCATTTACCAGATTTTATACCAGCTTTTTACTTTTTTTTCCTTTTTAATAATATTATTACTTACGTCTTTCAAATCAGAGCAACAACATTCCTCAGGAGAAGCATATTTCTCTTCTTCACTGATCTGTTCTTCGCTTACCTGTTCTTCACTGATCTGTTCTTCGCTTACCTGTTCTTCACTGATCTGTTCTTCGCTTACCTGTTCTTCACTGATCTGTTCTTCGCTTACCTGTTCTTCAGTTTCAATTTGAGTGGTTTCAAACTCCTTCTCCACTTCACTGTCCTCAACTTTTTCACTTTGTTTCTCATCTTCGCTTTGGCTATCGCTTTCGCTTTGTTCTTCTTCACTTTGTTCGTCCCCATCTTGTTCCTCCCCACTTTGTTCTTCTTCACTTTCATTTTCTTCTTCCTCGACACCACTTTCTTCTTCTTGTTCATCGTCACCTTCACTTTCTTCTTGGTCGGCATTACTTTCATGACCATTTGAAGATTCGACTTCCGGTCTATTTTCACATGCTTGACATGAATTGGATTTATTGAAAAGGGTGTAGGTTATAGGGACTGAGGTTAATACGCCTATACAAAATGAAATAACACAAAATGCTGGAATTAATGAAACTGTGTAAATATCCATCTGACTTTCTGAATAACTTTTAATTTTATATTTGATTACATTTTTATAAGTATTTTATGAAAATAGAGAATTCTGTTAGGAAAATGTCGAAACTAAAAAAGTATCACTTGGATTTAAAAAATATTTTTTTTCTTCTAGAAAAATTCTCTCTATAAATAAAATACAAAATGTCTGTTCCATTAGTTTCTGTTGATTTTCGAGTTGACCCAATCCCTCCTTATTTGTTCAACAATGCTTTGGGATTTAATGACGGAACAATCTTTGGTTCTCCAGATGGAGCCGTTATTTCTTCCATGAGATTCACTGCAACCGCTGTCACCAAGACTCACGATTCTTGGATCGATAGCTTTAAATTTTTGACCTTTTTGAGCACTCCCGTTGTTGTCTCCAACAACCGAGAAACCAAATTCGAAGCCGATATTGCCATGAGACAAGTCTTCTCTGAAGAAAAGCCCATCCCCGAATGTTTGTATAAACGAGTCCGAAACATCTACGAAGATCTCCGATTAGGATCTTCTGGTTTGGTCATCATCGATCCCGATACCGGTATCTGGTACGGTATCCTCGGAACTGACCACCAATTGTGGGCCGTTTATGGACGATTGCCCATCTATCGACCTTGCTGGCCTGGATGTGTCCGATCCATCTTCCAAGCCCTCGGTGCTGGACCTGCTTTGGCCGTCCCTGTGATTCCTCGATGTGTTCCCTGGTATGATTGCAAGAAATCTGATTCTGAATGCGAACGAGCTTTGACCCACTGCTTGAAGAGAAACAGATACGACAAAACCAACTTTATGGAAGATACCAACTTTGCCATGTGGAAGAAGTGCATGACTGCTCGACGATACGTCAACTGGAAGAAATTCTTGGACTGGAAAGAAGAAGCCAAGAAAGCCAAGACCCAAATCTACGACTGGTTAAACTATGTTGACTTTGAAAAGGGATACAAGATTGACCTCAACGTTCCTCAAGCCACCATCGAAGCCGTTAAAGCCTCCAAGGATTACGATGAATACTGCTTGTGGTTGTTGTACAACTGCTGGAAGAGCTTGAAGAAACAATACCTCTTCAAGGAACGAGATCCTTGTCAAAAGGACTTGCCCTCTTGCGCCACTGAAGCCACCGATTTGACCCTTTCTGACGCACCCACCGTTCCCAAGATCTTCTACGAATACGGAGGATATGGTGAACCCATCGCTGAATATGCTGCCTTCTTGCACGCCCTTCCTTTGACTCGACGAGAATCTGCTAACCCTCAATGCGATTTCGACCGAGTGGCCATCATCTTCAACGCCCAAAACAACAATGTCACCTTCACTGTTAACGGAGTTCCTCTCCACGTTGTCGTTAAACCCGGACACCGATTGGAAGAACAATACAGAATCTTGGACTATGGAGGATATGCTGAAACCATCGTCTCCTCTCGATTCTTGGTCGGTCTCGGAAACTTTACCTTCCTCGATGCCGCACTCCCCAACAACTATGCTCGACAAAAGATGGAATGCGATTACCGAGAAAAGACTGGACTCGTCCAACTCTTGCCCGACGGAGAATACTACCAAATCGCTTTCAACAAACACGGTGAACTCGAAGCCATCGTTCCCTCTGAAGGATTTGGAATTACCAACGAAAAGGCCGAAGATCACTTGTTCGGACAAGGATCTATCTTGGTCGTTCGAAACTTGTTGGTCTGCCAAGACACCTGCAAGAATGACGACGCCTTGTTCAAACCTGTCACTCTTTTGGGAATTGAACAACCCTCTGCTACATCTGAAGTTGTCGACAATTCATCCACTGATGAATGGAAAGCTCCTCAATAAATTGATTTATTTTAAATAAATTCTCTATTGAAATCAATAGAAAATATACATGAATCATTGGATTTACTTTAATACAAGAAATAGAAACTTGATATACAAATTTCTATTTTAAAAACTATTTATTTATTTCTTTAACAATTCGGGAATTACATGTCGATAAAAAATACTCGTCTTCACCATCGAGTCGTCAGCTAATGATTCTCTTGTAATCTTGAATATCTGTCCTGGCTTGGCTCCGTAATATCTGCTAATTGGGTCAGTTTCATAAATTTTGGGTAAATTTTGAACAAATCCTTTTTCTTTGTTTTCTGTTAACTCTTCAAACTCCTTCTTTGTAATCAACTTGTGTTTGGGTACCAGAAAATGCTTGGTAATGTTGAATAACAAATGATCCCCTAAAAAGATCGTAAACTTGATGCGTTCCCGGAACTTGAGATTCTCCATCGTTCCAGAATTCAACTTGTTTTCCACGACCAAGATCACATCTTTCAGGGAAGCATTCTCTGGCTTGTCTTGTTGATCTTTTACTGCGGTCAAAATATCTTCTCCTCTCTTCTTCGACTCTTTTTTCTCTTCATCTACATTGAAAAAATAATAGACAAAAAGCTTCTTTTGATTTTTATTCTCATAAACTTTGCTCAAAGATTCAACCGCATCCGGCATGTCTTGCATGTGTTTGGTAATTCTATCTGAAATAATTGCACTCAATGTTTTATCTTTCACTTTGAACTTGCTGGAAATCTCTTTGTAAATCTCTGATGCATCCATTCTTCGAGCCAAAGGAAGCACTCGATCCTCAATAAACTCTTCAAAATCATCCTTTGCCTTTTCTACAATCTTCTCATCTTCAAGGAAATCAGAAATCAAATCGGTCAAAAATTGTTCATTATTCTCAGTTCGAGAGGCTGAGATATAATTCATAAACGAAATGGTAGACTCGATCGAGTCCAATTCGTCTTGCGAAACCAAAAATCCTCGATCGATCAACATTTCCACCACGGTTCGATGAATCTTAAAATAGCGATCTACCATCTTCATGTCCAGTCCAAGGGAAGTCAACATAGTTCTCAAGTTCGTGCTCTCCATTTTTAATTTTAAAGAAATCTTTATTTCACAATTACAATTTTGTGTTCAAGTTCAGGAAAAAACATGGTTAGAAAAATGTTAAAATAACTTTGGATTTATTTGTAAACAGCAAAAAAACTTTTCAAAAGTCATTCAACATCCCGTATTCATAATTTAGATCATATTTCTTTTTATAAAAAAAAATATGAATGTTATTTATTTCTTTTTAATTGTCATGAGTGCAACGTCCAAATTGTAAAAGTATTTATCAAACTCTTGAAGAAGTTCTTTTCTCTTGATTTCCATGTATTCCTGAAAATAGTCTTTTTCCTCTGAAAAGTTAATCTCAATATTTAAATACATCGATGCATTGAATCGATTCAGGATCATATATTCAAAATCATCCAAACTTAACATTCGAACAATTTCTGAATAGTGGTATCTTTTCACCCTTTCCAAATCTTTATTCTGCCAAATCTTGGCTACAAAGTAAATATAAATTTCATACAAAAATATCGACATTTCTTCTATCTTTTCGTTGAAATCCATCGTATAACTCTCCATTCCTGAAGCCTCGCATCGTGAACGAAAGTTCACAAACGGCTTATATTGTGGATGTTCTTTGAAGAATTGACCAAGTCCCAAGCAACAACCTGGAAAAACATACATCACACTATTCTGAAAAAATTGGATCTTTTCGTATGATTTAATCGGATTGAATAAAGTAATACTCGTCATTCTCATCAAAGGCTTAGCAATACCCATGCCAATCAAGATCTTCAACTCTCTTCGCCATTCTTCAATTTTGGCAGATGTAATCTCTGGCTTCCCTTCTTTGACTGCATCATGAAGATACCAACAAGTTTGTTGGAAACTAGAAATGGTTTTCATATCCATATAGGCACATATTTGGGACACAATTTCTGAAGGAAAGTTTACAATAGAAGTAGACATTTTGAAAACAGGACCCCTAAATTTAATTTATTGTCATATTTGTTTCTTAACAAATATAATTTTATTTATCATACTCTACATGATTTTTCACCCAAATATAATCTTCAAACGCCTTGGCATCCACAAATATCGATTGCAATTGATACCAAGGCTTTTCTTTTCGATCCAGTTCTTTCTTGATTAGTGCTCCTCGATGATTCTCGTGAAAATCATCCCATCCACACCATTCCGGATATTGCTTTGCTCGCACATTATAAATCTTCATTGTATTCTTATATCCTCTATCCATCCACTCTACAATATGTGCATCAATATATTCTTTCAACGCGTCTTCATAACCATACCACATTTCGACGATTGGATGTGTGCAAAACCCCATTTTTACCAATCTTTCATCTGGATTCAGTTTTGTAGGAGCCGAAGATTTAGGATAGCGTATAAGAAAATCACCTGAAACTACCAATACAAAATCTTGTTTCTGATACCATTTTTTGATTTCCACAACAAAAGAATGAAAAGAAATTTTGTAATAAATACCAGAAAGTTCAGAGATTAATCGAATATTTTCAATCAGGTTTAAAATTTGAAAAGCCTCAACTCTTTGCTTTCCTAATCTTCTTGAATCCATCATTTGTGCGGATTTCTTAAAATCTTTGTCTACAACAAAAGTATTCACCATTTTGAAAAATAAAGGATTTCAAAATATGTTTCATCAATTCTATTCCACCCAGATTTCCTTCCCCACATTGTCAAAAATGTTCAAACAAACATCATGATTCACAAAATTTTGAACTCCGCAGAAACTCATAATCACATCTAGATCACTCTTGCAAACCTTTGGCGTACCATGTCCTCCTTGAATCTCCAACAAATTTATACGCCGAGGATCAATATTTTTCATCATCCGCGCATGTTGCACAGAAATTAGTTCGTCATCTCTGCTATGAACAATCAATGTCGGAACGATCGATTTCGTTAACCAATGTTTTGTCGGCAAAGGATGAATAAAGATGTTCAACAAACTTTGAATTGGCAATTTCCACCAAGTCTTATTATCCTTTCCAAATGCCAAGTGGTTCAAGGATGCAAAGGTCGCAAAGAGAATCAATTTGGAACATTTTTTCTTTGATGCAAGATAGGAAGCAATCGATCCTCCTAAAGATTCACCCCAAATAATCAATTTATCTTCTGGAACCCTTAACAGCGTCCAGTTTAAAACCTTCTTTCCATCTTTCAGAATCTTTCGTGTTCTTGGTGTTCCCTCTGATCTTCCATATCCCGAATAATCAAATAAAACGAGGTTCAGGTCAACCATTTTACACAATCGAATCATGTAGTTTCTATTGGTCACATTTCCAGAATTACCATGACAGAAAAGAATTGTAGAACTCATCGGATTGTTTTCAAATCGTGCAACCGAAATACCATCCAACATTGTCTCTTCGGTCGGCGATTGGATAAAATCCACAATTTTCTTCGAAGGTTTGAAAAGTTTAGAGTAATTTACTGTGTAAAATACAACACCGATGTATAAGATAAATAATAATAAAATGGTGATCCATCCTTTCATTTTATTATTAGGAAAATATTAATTTAAGGAAGCCAAAAATTCAGCTACCGCTTTTGTTCTAGGTGAGGGTGATCTTCTACTAGTCATTTTAGGAAAATATTAATTTAAGGAAGCCAAAAATTCAGCTACCGCTTTTGTTCTAGGTGAGGGTGATCTTCTACTAGTCATTTGTCGTTTAGGAGAAGAAGATCGTTTGGGAGAAGAAGATCTTTTTGTCTTTTTAGCCGAAGCAAGTCTTTCTTTTCTCTTTTGATAGTACATTCTATTCTTTGCTCTCCTTTTTTCGATAGCTTCCTTCATAATCTCATCATATCGAGGATTTCTCCAAGAGCCTTTTGGTGTTTGTGTTTGTGTTTCCATTTTCTTTACCCAAAAAAAAATTGAGTAAAAATGTAAAAAATAAAGGATTTTGAACCGAAAATCTAAAATGGATAAAATAACATCATTGGAAGCTATTTCTATTTACGACTGGACCTTATTTGACATTGAAGGGGAGAATCGAACTATCTTACTCGCTTGGGGACTGAATCAAAAATCCAAGCCTGCTGTTATTCGAATTGAAGATTTTCCCTTTACTTGTTATGTTGAACTACCTGAGAAAATCCATCCTCAGAAAGTTGTCGAACTATCCGAGTGGATTCGAAAAGTATTGAAAGAAGATGCACCTACCTTGATCCGATTGGAAGAAAAAAGAAAGCTCTATTACTTTCGAGACGGTAAAAAGTTTCCCATGTTGAGACTTGAGTTTTCTTCGATGAATGCGATGAGACATTGTGAAAAACTTTTGGCCAAAGAATGCAATACACCGATTGGAAGAAGATCGTTGCCAGTTTACGAAAATAAAATCTCTTCCATTCGAAAACTTTTGACTGAAAGAAATTTGGTATATTCTGGTTGGTTGACAGGAAAGTTTGAAGAAGTCGATTTTGACGACAAAATTACTTCTTTGGAAAATGAATTTCGATGTTCATACAAGACATTGAGACAACCTGATCATTCGGAGCTTGAAGCAAAGACGACTTATCCTACAGTCTTTTCTTGGGATATCGAGTGTTATTCTTCGAACCCGAAAGCCATGCCGAAGAAGACGAATGCGTCTGATGTGATTTATGCGGTTTCTTGTATTTATTCGAGAATGGGAGAAAAAGATCGTCAGAGATATTTGATTGCGATCGGCGAGGATTTGACGGTTCAAAACGCAAAGTTGATTCAAGTAAAAGACGAATATGAACTTTTGACCGCGCTTCGGAATCTGATTCGAGAATTGGATCCGGATCTTTTGATCGGCTACAACATCTTTGGGTTTGATATTCCTTATACCGACTTTCGAATTCAAAGATATATGGAGACATGGACCGAACTTGGAAGAATCAAGGGAAGAGATACCACAGTGAAAAAGTTATCGTGGGAAAGTTCTGCATTTGGACACAATGACTTTTATCAATTTATGGGATTAGAAGGAAGAATTTGTTTAGATTTGCTTCCGATTGTGAAACGAGATTACAAATTACTTCGATACGATTTGGATTTTGTTTCAAATAACTTTTTAGGAAAAGGAAAGTTTCCGATCAAGCCAAAACAAATGTTCGAATACACAAAAGAATACAATGATTCATTGTTGACCAAAAAAGAAGATCCAGTGCGATATCAAAATGCTTTGTTGAACTACAACAAGATTCTGGATTATTGTGTTCAAGATTCGGATTTGGTATTGGATTTGATGGAAAAATTGTCCATGTGGATTGGGTTGATTGAGTTGTCGAATATTGTCGGTGTTTCAATCGTAGATATCTTTACTCGAGGACAACAGATTCGATGTTTATCTCAGATTTATGATTTGGCGACCAGAGAGGGTATCGTATTGGACCGAAGAGAAGTCAAGGACACGATTTCTTTTGCAGGTGGATTTGTTCAAGAACCTATACCTGGTTTGTATGACAATGTGATTTGTTTGGATTTTGCGTCTCTGTATCCGTCTATCATTATGGCATTTAATATTTGTTATACGACATTGATGGAAAAGGGCGTGGAAATTGCTGACGACAAAGTTAGCCATTTCCACATCGATATGGATGAATCGGAAGTTGATGATGGAAAAGAGGAAGAATCTGCGTTGGATGAAGATAATGAAGATAATAAGAAAGAATCCAAGAAGATCCAAGCCCATCATCGATTTGTGAAAAAGAATGTTTATGAAGGTGTTTTGCCTCGATTGGTGTCCAAGTTGGTGAATGAAAGAAGAGCGGTTCGTAAAGTTTTGGAAGGAAATAAGGATCCAATCATGAAAATTATCTTGGATAAACGTCAATTGGCTTTGAAAGTTTCTGCAAACTCTGTATTTGGTTTCTTGGGCGTTGCGAATGGGAAATTGCCACTAATGGAGGGTGCTATGTCGATTACTGGGAAGGGACGTGAGTTGATTGGATATGTGAATAAATATTTGGAAGAGAAATACAAAGGAAAAATTGTATATAATGATTCGGTTGCCGAATATACTCCTGTTTTGGTGAAAGTGAATGGACAAGTAGAATGGATTGAGATTCGACAGTTATTTGAGTTGGACATTCCGAAGAAATTTTTGGATCGAGGAGATATCAAAGAAAGATATTTAGTGGAAGGAATTGAAATCTGGTCAGATAAGGGCTGGACGAAAATCAAAGAAATTATCCGACATGATGTTTCCAAAAGAATGTTTCGAGTTAGAACAGGTTCGGGATGTGTGGATGTGACAGAGGATCATTCTTTATTGGATAAAGATGGAAATAAATTATCTCCGAAAGATTGTAACATTGGAACCGAATTATTACATCATGATCTTCCATATGAAAAGGTTTCATTTAATCCTTTTAGTGTAGAATGTATGCAAGCAATGTTTCATCATCATGATCTATTGAATCATCCGGAACCTATCAATAACAAAATTCTTTCTATTGAAGAAATAGAATATAAAGGTAAGTATGTCTATGACATTGAAACTGAGAATCATCATTTCGCTGCTGGAATTGGGAGATTAATTGTTTCAAACACGGATTCTAGTATGGTGGACTTGGGAATCAAAGATACAAAGCAATGTAATGAATGGGGGAATAGATTAGCCGAAGAGATTTCCAAGTTGTTTCCTCCGCCACTGCGCATGGAATTCGAGAAGGCAATGACCCTACTTTGTCTTAAAAAGAAAAAATATGCGGCTTTTTTAGTAGACAAGCATGGAAATTTAAAGAAGAATAAGAAGGACATTTTGGTTCGAGGAATTATTTTGGCTAGAAGAGACACATTACCTTGGCTTCAAAATAAATATAGCGATATTCTATATAATGTTCTGTCAAGGGAATCGATGATGTCTTCATTGAAAATGATTTATGGTGCAGTAGAAGATTTGATTTTGTTAAAGTTGGATTTGAAAGGTATTGTGATTGTAAGACAATTAAGCGGGTTTTACAAAAATGAAAACTATTTTCTCAATGTTTTTAGCAAGCGACTGAAATCTCTCGGGCATTTGGTAAACGCTGGTGATCGAATCGAATATTTGATTATCAAAAGTGATGAGAAGCTTTTAGGGAACAGACTGGTGACTTTGGAAATGTTTCAAGAAGGAGGATATGAATTGGATACTTTATACTATCTCGATCACAGTTTAAAAAATGCAATCGATCAATTATTCTCGATTGGACACATGGAAGAATTGAAAAACTATAGTGATTTGGGATTTCAAACGAAAAGAAAATTAATTCCTGTTTCGACACCGATTGCAATGATTGTAGAGGCTTTCAAGAATGGGGTTAAGCTGGAAGAAGTAAAAGAATTTTTATCGGTTTAAAAAATAAGTATTATATCATATTTATGATATCTTTATATTTTTGAAAATGTCAAAGAAAAGTATTTTTGTAAACATAGAGATTGTAATAAATTCCTAATTTAGGATAATTCAATAAATAAATTTATTATATTACGAAAAAATATAATAAATAAAATGGTGCTTATTGGATCTACAGGAGGTTCATTGATGATCACAGGTGATTTAGGCATTGGTACAACTACACCCCAGTATAAATTAGATGTATCAGGAAGTATAAATAGCAGAAATAAAATAAAAGAAAATGGATTCGATTTAATACCCACTGGAACTATTTTACCTTATGCTGGATCAACTGTACCAAGTGGGTATTTATTTTGTAATGGTAGCACAATATCACAACAGACATACTCTAATTTATTTAATATCATCGGGACAATGTATACCTATAGACCAAATGACGGTTCATCATTTGATCTTCCGGATTTGAGGGCTCGCGTGCCTATTGGAACAGCATCCGGTATTACTGGGACAAATTTGTATTCCGGAACAACACTTCAAACATCTACAAAAATTTTAGGTAATAAAGGAGGCAAGGAAACATATCAACTTAGTATCAATGAGATGCCAACACATAATCATGGTGGAACTGTAAGTACATATGAACATACACATACCTACGAGAAACAAAATACCAATACAGTTTGGTGGAGCGCGGCAGTAAACTATAATAATAGCGATGGAAGTGCTGCTTCAAGATATAGCTCAACCGGTCAAAATACTGCTACTACAAGAAATATACACGACCATACAATCAGTTCACAAGGTTTGAGTCATTATCACAATATTATGCAACCGTATCTTGTAATTAATTACATTATTAAATTTTAAATAAAATTTACAATTCTTACTTGAAGACAAATATCATATTCAAAAATGTCTATCTGTTTGAATATGATCGTAAAGAATGAGTCGGCGATTATTCGCTCTACTCTCGAAAATCTCACCTCCTACGTCCAATTCGCATATTGGGTCATCTGCGACACTGGATCTACAGATGGAACTCAGGATATCATCAAAAACTTTTTCGCTGAAAAGAAAATCGACGGAGAACTCCACCAAGATGAATGGAAAGACTTTGGACACAATCGATCCCTAGCTCTCCAACGCGCCTATCAATCCAAAAAGACGGATTATCTACTTATCTTTGACGCCGACGACTCTTTCCGAGGAAACTTTAAACTCCCCAATCCACTCAATCTCGACCGATACAGCTGTAAATTTGGATACGGAACAGACTTTACATGGTATCGACCAGTTATCCTCAACAACAAAGTCCAATGGAAATATTTCGGAGTTCTCCACGAATATGTAGACTGCATCGAACCCAACTACTCCCCAAAGAGCACCTATCTTCAAGGAGATTACTATATCGAAGCTAGAACCATCGGTGGTGATCGAAACAAAGATTCAAAGAAATACGAAAAGGACGCAATCCTCCTCGAAAAAGCACTGGAAACCGAAACCGACGCTGGTCTCAAAGCAAGATATGCTTTCTACTGTGGTCAAAGTTTCAGGGACTGTGGACAACTTGAAAATGCCATCAAATATTACTTACTTCGAACTACTCTTGGACATTTTGACGAAGAAATTCAAGTTTCCTTTCACAATGTAGGAAAGATGCTCTCCGCGCTCAATAAACCAGAAGAAGAGGTCGAAAAGGCATTTTTAGATGGATACAACTGCATGAAGGATAGAGTCGAATGTCTGTATGATTTATCAAGATATTTTCGTTTGAAAGGAAATTATGTCAAAGGATTTTTATATGCGGACCTCGGAAGAAGAATTAAATTTCCATCTCATCGAGTTCTCTTTCTTCACAAAGACATGTATGATTGGAGAATTCACGACGAATGTGCGATCAGTGCATTTTATCTCGGAAAACACGATCTCGCGATTAAACTTAATCAACAACTCTTGCAACATCACTTTGACGAACGATTTGTCAGCAACATGAGATTTTCAATCAAATCAATCGTTGAAAGATTGGCTCAGTCTGCAGGTAGATCTGTTAGAATTAGTAAAAATCGATATTTGGGATTGACTTTGGTCATCAATTTTGTTAATGAAATCTCACTTTTCCTTGCTACAATGAACAGTCTTTTCCTTAACATGAGAGATTTATATAAAATCGAACGATTTATTCTTCTGGTCGATCAAACAAATATCAGTAAAATCGAAGTGATCAAGAAAGACTATCCATTTTTTGAGATCATCGTATCCAAACATAAATCACATATTATCAAGAATCTCAAATCGGTTTTGAATCGAAAAGATCGATTGCTTTTCTACATTGAAGAGGGATGGATCTGTATCCGAAACAAGAATTACTTTCACAAATCTCTTTCTCTATTGAATTTAGAAAATAAATACGGACAATACATCTTCAATAGAAACGACACAACCAATATCGAAGACTATAAAACCCCGTTTGAACATCAACCCTTGGGTGATGTAGAAAAGCAAATAGAAGATAGACAAAAATATGGCGTCAAGGATGGACAGAAAAGATTCTCACAAACTCCTTCGATTATCAAACGAGAATTCCTGGACGATGTTTCCGAATTTGATAAAGATGCAGATCAAGAATATGGTCTAGTTTATCAAAACAATGTGGATTTCTTAAAAAATCAAAAATAACTATGATAAACAAAAAGAAAAAAATAATATAGAAAATGAATTATTTCTATATTAAACATTCAGAAGAAAATAAATATAAACTTGGATTCACTTCTCAACCCATTTATGATTCTAAAATAATTTTACAGATTATATGTAAATTGGATTTACATCTCCTTCAAAAAGAATTTCAATGGACAGAAGAAAATCCTGAAATTATTCATACTGATCTCAAACAGCTCTTATTGTTTTGCATCACTCATTTACAACTTCCAGAAATAAAAAAAGAAGTTCCGGTTGTTGTGAATCCCGATGAAAACTCTTCTTCAAACGAAAATTTGACGATAAATTTACTTCCTGAAGAAAATCATCAAGAATTTCATCAAATATTACAAAAAGTAGATTCATTTAAGAATAATATTCTTAAATTTCAAAAGAATTTAGAATCAATCAAAAATCTAAAATTACCTGTAAAGAACACTCAAACCAAACTTGTTATTCCAAAAGTATTTCACAGTGAGCGACCTTCTCGAGGAGGTTCTGAAAATGATTTTATAACCAAAGAAGATTGTAAAAAATGGATCCAAAATAAAACCATCAATCCAAAAACAGGAAGGAAAATCGATATTGGAGGACCCACCTATAAAAAATTTGAAATCATGAGTCGAACTTATGGAGTTTTTTCATAGGTCAAAATATTATTTCTTTTATCGTAATAAACCATTTCGATTCCTTCGTTTTTCATGTGGACCCAATTCCAAATTAAAAATAGAAACCAATCATCATAGGTTTCCGTTTCTTTACCCCATTTAGGTATTTGTAAATGCAAATCTCTAAACCACTCCATGGAAAACTCTGGCGCATGGAAAAACTTGATTCCTATATTCGTATTTTCCTGATTATAATGAACATGATCATCATCGACCATCCATGTTTTATTTGGATCTAATCCTATTTTACTTACAATCTTTGTGTCGCCTGTAGAATAAAAATTTGATCGACCATATCCTATCCATCTCTTCCCAATTGTTCGTTCAACTAAATCAAGCATACTATCTGCATGTTTCTGAACTCCATTGGTCCAAATAATTACCTCTTTGAAATTTCGATCACAAAAGCTAATAAATTCAGCAAAGTAGGGTCGAATGAAGAAAAATACATTTCCATCATGAAACCATGTTGCTTTTCCATTTTTAACAAGTCTTTCTATATGTTCTGCTGAGGTAAGTGTTCGATTGAGCAGATAGTTTCCATCGGTGGTTTTCATGATTTCAGAAGCTTGTCCTAATGTAAAGTCGATATCTAATATCAGCGTAATGTCTGGAAAAAGATTGGAATGAGAAAGGAGTTGGAGAGCATCTTGGATAAAAAAATCCTTTTCTTCTGGAATAAACGTCGTTTCTAAATTCGATTTTCGTTTATAAATACAACCTATTTTTTTCAATCCATGATTATAATTAATGTCTTCCCAAAAAGCAGATGATGAACTTGCACCCATATTTTAAATAATTTGTCATTCACTTTATATTATTATTACTACTTGATAGTTTGAATTTTATATAAATTTAAACAAATACAATTTGTCCAGTGATGTCATTGACCATATTCTTCATACTTCTAATCACTAATTTGGTCAGATTCGATGGGTAGTCTTCAGACAATTCATCGTTAACTGTTTTGTATGTTTCAATAAAATATGAAATATGAATCAGAGCTTCGATTTTTTCATTGTTGGTTAGTCGGTTATATTCTAAAAAAGTAGTAGGGAACCCTAATCCTCTAAGTTCGTCTAATGCCATTTGCTCGATTCTCATTCGATCGAACTTTTCCTTAGTTATTCGAGACACACTTGAACTTTTGGATGAACGTTTTGGGGATTTAGATCGCGATCTTTCCATTTTATATTGGTATTTATAAAATATTTTTTAATTTAATTATAAATAAAATGGAGCACGAATATGAAGACATGCTAGCTTATGTCAATCAGATTCTTCAACAAGAAAACGAAGCACCAAATACAAAGAAAAGAAGTCGACGATCTTCAGAAGAAAAATTGAAGTTCCAAGAAGATCCTTTTCTTGAAAGAGTAGAAGACGCGATGCATCATGTAAATTGGCTAGAAGAATTAACATCTTCACCGAACTATCTGTTGACGACAGTTCCGGAAACTACTCGTTCAACTCGTACCTCTCCTCGTACCTCTCCTCGTACCTCTCCACGTACCTCTCCACGTACCACACCTCGTACCTCATCTAATAAACAAAAATCTTTCTTACCTAAACCGCCGAAATCACGTCCTTTCATGAAGAGTAGATATCACTTTGTTGACTTGTCTCGAAAAGAAGACGTTGATCACACAGAATTAAGAAAAGAATTTCTGAAATCGAAAAATATCCCATCCTTTTTAAGAGATATTGATAGTAAGAGATTTATATATAAAAAAAATTATACAACTGAATATGACGAATTTGTTAAAAAAAGATTAAAAAAATAAACGTTTGACCAATATTTGTAATTCAATAAATGAACTATCGTCTATGAATTTCATAGATGATAAATAAATTTAAAAATATAAACAGAAACTAAAATTCGATGCATGATCAAGAGTTTAAAAGGAATCTCAAAGAAATTTATGAATTTGTTGATTATCACAAGATTCGATCTTTTTACATTGCTGGATATGATTATCATCCAAGTATAAGTTTGGTGGATTTGTTGGATCAAAAAAAAGATATTCATCCTAATTTTTGTATACGACTCGATACCAAAGTTCCATCTTGGTCCATTGATAAGAAGATACTTGAAATGAGATTTCCAAACTATTTTGTTCTTTGTGAATCAATACACAAATTTTAAATATATATACAAAAAATAAATATAGATAAAAATGGAAACTACTTCCGATCAACTCAAAAAGATGACCGTCGTTCAACTCAAAGAAAAGTGCAAAGAACTTGGCATCACAGGTTATAGCAAAATGCTCAAAGATCAACTCATCGAAGCTATCCTGAAAAATACACAAAAAACCATTGTTCGAAGTCCATCGCCACGAGCTTCGCCACCAAGAGCTACTTCCCCACCAAGAGCTACTTCGCCACCAAGAGCTACTTCCCTACCAAGAGCTACTTCGCCACCAAGAGCTACTTCCCCACCTCGCACTACCGTCCCACCTGTTTCACCACCAAGAGTCAGTTCCCCACCACGAACCACTCAACCCTCAAGAAGACCCTCTCCAGAAAACTTAGGACTGTTCTCCGTTCTTCCAAAAGAAATGATGAACTTAATTACTTCCAAATTGAATCCAGCTACTTATCAACAATTACGATCTGCGTCAAAAGCAATGACCAAAAAGCTCGAACCTCAATCACCCAAAGATAAAAAGGAATATATTAAGTTAAAAGAAAAATTGAAAAAAGATACAGGAGTGATTCCTTATAAAGTTGCCGTTCAATTTCAAATTCCTTTATCCGAACATGAAAAGAGAGATAAAAAGTTGGTCCTAGTTCCTCGTTTGGTTTTTGAAAAAGCAATCGGTACGGATGAAGATATTGTTGATATCATCAAGGTATATCGATCTCTAGGTAAAGAATTTGAATTAGGCGATAAAGATATCAAGATCAACGACATGATCGATTTTTATGTTGATTTATTGAATCGTTCTGAAGACGAGGAAACATCTTTGATCACCAGAAAACTCTCCAAAATGGAAATCGACCGCACTTCGCCTACACGAGCTGTTGTTTCAACTGTATCCACTACAAATGCACAATTTCAACCTTTTCAAACAGTCCAGATTACTCAACAACTAATTGATAATATCGAGGGCAAAGATGGAATTGTCCTTCTTCTTCGATTGTATTTCCGAGGTCATCACGATGTCAAACAAACTATCAATACTGCATTGAAAAGAAGTAAAGATCAACAAAAACCAATGATTCAAAGACAATTGAGAAATTTCATTGGCACCACAATTCCTGCTGAACCCAATGTTTTCTTCCTTTCTGCCAAACCATCCCAAATTCTTCGTTCTTACTCTGATAATTTGATTGCCGGAAAATTACACCAAGAATCCACCGATTCCTTGAAACTTATTTTACACCAGATCCAAGGAGCACCTACTTCCAATCTCAAAACCAAAAATGATATGATTGCATTTATTGAAAAAGTAGTGGCACAAAGTCGACCATAGATTTTGAAATAAATGGGAAATTTTTATTTAATTGACACAGAATAGTATATTTTTTTTCATTTAAAAATGAACAGAATAAGTAAAATTCCACAAAAAAGAAGTCCAAATAAATCTAATAAAGTTAGAAATAATGTAGAAGAATATACAAATGAGCAATTAGAAACTATAATATCATATTTATCCAGTCAACTTGAATATTATAATGATATCCAATTTAAAAGAAAAATTAAGGAAAGAGTTTAAATAATAAAAGATTACCAAAAGAAAAACAATTATTATAATTTTAGGTAATTAAATTGTATCTTCATATTTTATAAATAACTTATAAAATATGGACATTTTAAAAGTCGAACAATGGAAATCTTGGGAGCAAATGTTCAAAGAATTATTGACCACCCAAAGAAATATTTCTCCCGACCAGGTGCTTATTGGATATGAAGATCAGTCTGGAAAAATCAGTTATAGTAGTAAAACTTCAGGAATCAAGAAAGAAATCAAGAATCAATTCAATGAACTCGATTATATAATTCCCTATCTTGTCAATCGAAAGTATGTAGAACATCTTCCCTCTCTTTCAAATGTTATGCCAGGCGCATCCAAGAAATATTTGATTCTTCATCCTCATGAAAATCAAGATGAAGACGTTCAATCCATTTATGATTTATTTGAAGATTTAGATGATGTGGAATATGGAATTTGTATTTTAGATTCGGAAGCAAGTGATCTTTCACATGGAATCGCATACATTGCATGGAATGACGAAGAAGAGGTTCATCACTTGGCATTTTATGATCCTTTATCGTATCGAAAGAAAAGAGTCCGAAAAGATGGTTCAGTTTACTATTCTGAATATGACTATGCACAAGAAGTAT